TTATGCTGTGCAAGAGCAATTGGTAAGACAGTAGCTCTAGTAGCATTAATAACTTGGTTGCTTATTAACAATTTCTTTCCTGAAGATTATATAGTATATACTGTACCAAATAAGGCTCAATTAGAGCCTGTGTGGGCAGGATTAACTAGACAGTTTAGAAGTAACACATTTCTAAAATGGTTTGTGGAACAGAACAAGGGAATCAATAGTTCTGAACATTCCATAAAGTTAATTAACAGTTCAGTCTTATTGTGTAGAATCGCTGGTACTAGCGGAACGGGGGCTAATGTAATTGGTCTACACACCCCATTTGAAATATTAGACGAATGTATTGTAGGAACTCAAAGAGTTTTAGGATTAAATTCAAATAAAAGAGCATCTGATTTAAAAATAGGCGATGTTGTTTTATCTTGGAATGGGGAGAAAATAGAAGAAGATAGAATTAAATCTATAGAAAAAATAAAAAGAAATCAGAAAGTATTAGAGATAGGATATGCTTCTGGTTATATACGAGTAGGAGAAAACCACAGGATTTTTTCTAGTGATGGATATATATTAGCAAAAGAATTAAAAGTAAATAATTTTATTTATAGCTATAAAAATACAAGAAGAAAATATTGGAATGATAAAGAAATACAGCAAGTAGTATCTTTAATAAAGTCTGGAAAAGATGTTCCAACAATAGCAAAGAAATTAAATAGAAGTCCACAATCTATATATAAAAAATTATATTCTTTAGGAATAGCAGTACACGATTCATTTGATTCTATAAATTTAACATATGAGCAATATCAAATATTACTAGGTTCTTTATTGGGGGATGGAAGTATTAATAAATATGCTAATAGAGCAAGCTATACTACTAATCATAGTTATAAACAAATAGAATATGTAGACTGGATATATAACAAATTAAAAAATATATGTAGAAGTAAACCAAAACTTACACGAAATGGCGGATGGGGAACTTATAACTATCAACTAAGCACTCTTGGCAGAATAGAAATTCTTGATCTATATAATATACTTTATATAAATAATATAAAAACTGTTACCATGGAATATCTATCAAAGTTAGATACATTAGGATTAGCTGTATGGTTCATGGATGACGGCAGTTATGGAAGTTTATCTACACATTCATTTTCAAAAGAAGAAAATGAATTGATTTCAGAATTTTTATATTATAAATGGACAATAAAAACTAAAGTAAAAAAATATAAAAATAAAGATTTATATTATTTACAAATAAATAATATGAAATATTTTTCTGAGTTAATATCAGAGTATATCCATCCATCATTACAGTATAAGTTATATTCAGATCAACAAGTACCAAATAAAAAAATAACGTTTCCAAATAAAATAGAAGAAACCATATCTACTTTAAATAAAAAGAAAATAACTTATATTAAAGAAGTAAATACTAGAGCAAAATATTTATATAGTATTGAAGTAGAAAAAAATCATAATTATTTTGTTAATGGTATTCTTACTAAGAATAGTGGTTACTATCCTTGGGGAACATGGTTGGAGCTACAGCCTACATTAAATACTTGGCAGAATGGTTATAGGCAAATGGTTTCAGGAGTTCCTACAGGATTACGAGAACAAAATGTTTGCTATCATGCAGACCAATCAGAAACTTTATTTTCTACTCATAGAATATCAGCTTATGATAATCCTAGATTTTCAAAGGAAGATGAAGAACAAGCTATAAAGAACTATGGTGGAAAAGATTCAGAAGATTTTGCTCATTTAGTTTTAGGTATACATGGATCACCAATCTTTGCAGTTTTTGATAGAAGATTATTTGATATAAAAAAGTATGAAGTGTATCAATTAAAAATAAATGGTTTAAAAATGAAAGAGGGGATAGAAGAGTACCTTACTAAGTTAGCTTTTCTACCAGCACTGCCTTCTAATAATGGTGTTATTATGGGAGTTGACCTAGGTTATACAGACCCTACTGCTATAATAATAATGTATTTAGATAAGTTAGGTAAGTTTAGATTTCATTGTAGAATTCAACTAACAAAAGTATCTTATAATTTACAAGATAGAATAATTGATATGTTAGACACTAAATTTAAACCTTCTATAATTGGTGTTGATGAAGGGAATTCTGGAATGGCTGTTACTCAAAGATTAATAGAGTCAGAAGATTTTGCTCATAAACATTATGATAAGAAATTACTTCCTATTAACTTTAGTTCTAGTATAGTCATAGGAGAAGATTTAGATGGGAAAGAGATTAAATCAAGAACCAAGCCTTTCTCTGTATCTATATTACAAGACTATGTAAATAATCATAGAATTACTTTCTCTTCCACAGACCCTGATTTAATGACAGAGTTAGAGAGAATGACTTATTCTAAAAATATTACTGGAGACATTTCTTATAGAACATTAACCCCTAAAGGTGGAAAGAAAGGAGATGATCACTTTACAGCAGCTCTATTATGTGCTACATTATCATACTATATAGAGAATGAATCTTTTGTAAGAACAGTAGTAACTAAGAAACTAATGGGGGCTAGATGGATTTAAATTTAAATGAGAAGAAAAATTAATGTCATGAGATACTTATTATTAGTTACACCGTTTATTTTATTAATGATTTTAATAATATTAGATAACATAGAGGAGAAATAACATTGTGGTAGCAAAGAAGACTGTTAAACCTGTAGATAAAATACAAGATGATTCAATAGATCAGATAGTAGTAAATAGAGAATACTTCAAATTATGGATTTCTAAATTAGAGGAGCATCTTGACGAGCGGTGGGAATCACAAAACGTACTTCTAAACGAGCGTTGGGATGCACAAAATAAAGCGCTCATGGTTGCTCTTGCCTCTATGGATAAACGCCTCGACAGTATGAACGAGTTCAGGGAGGCACTGAAAGATAGAGAGGCTGTTACCCTATCAAGAACAGAGTTTGACCTTGCCATGAAACCTATATCAAGCGACCTGAGAGAATTGCGAGACTGGAAAAATATGGTGGCTGGAATGGCAAATGCTGAGGATTTAGCACGAGTTAATGTGATTGCTGTTGTAGGGATTATTGGGGGATTACTAGGTATCGTACTTAGTGTAATAGCTTTGTTTGGAATATAAGAAAGAATTTTAATAATTAATTAAGGTAAATAAATGGAAGAAAAAGAAAAAATCAAGTTAGTAGAAGAAGTTAAGAAGCCAAAGATTTCTCATAAGGCTAAGTCTGCTACATATGAATTTTCACGTAACGGAGGGAGTTTAAAGAATCCTTGGTCGTCAAGTCAATATGATAGATTAGATTCTGATAAACTTACAGAATATAAAAAGGTTGTGAATGAATGTAGATTCTTTTATAGGCGTGATCCTATAGCTTCAACAACAGTTAATAAATTAATTGATATAGGAATCACTGATTTAGTTGTTGATAAAGGCTCTTTAACAGATAATGAATTAAAAATCATAGATGCTATTATTCCTAGCCTGCAAGAATTTTTAGAGTTGTGTGCTCTTGAGTATTTAACAACTGGTTTAGTAATACCTGAGGTGGAATTCTTAGCAAAAACAAAATCAGAGATAACTCAATATAAAGTTAAAAAATATAATAGTCTAGAACTCCCTAGTATTTATTGGTTAAGAGATGCTGGAGTTGTTACTATTAATAACTCATTTTTACCTTCAGAGCCTTCATATTATGTTAGTGTAGCTGACGAGCTTGTTTATTTTATTCAGAGTAAAGGAGATTATAGAGACGGTACTAAAGATAAAGAGCTATATTTAAAGTTAGCGAAATTGTATCCTGATTTTGTTAGACAGGTAATAGCAGGAGTAACTAAAATAAAATTAGATAATAAATATATTATTAGAAGAAGATATTTAGCAGATTCTCCTTATCCAATTCCTTATCTATATCCAGCATTAGAATCATTAAGACATAAAAGAAATATTCGCAGAATGGATTATTCTATTGCTGCGAGAGTTATTAGTGCTGTTCAATTAATCCAATTGGGGGATAAGGATTTTCCACTTACAGAAGAAGATGAAACTCAATTTGAAGATATTAGAGGACAGATGCGACATAGAGATCAATACTCTGAAGAGTTAGAAAGAGTATATCAACTATTTGCTAATCATACCTTAAAAATTTCATGGGTATTTCCAGATACAGAAGCTTTACTTAATGAAACTAAGTATAGTAATGTTAATGAGGATATTATTTATTCTTTAGGTATGCCTAGAATTCTAATAACAGGAGAAACTGAAAGGTCAGGAACATCTTCACCTGAGTGGGCAACACTGTCTCCTATTAAAACAATGGAAGAATTTAGAAGGAAACTAATAGTTTTAGCTGAACATGTTGTATATGAAACTCTAGAACGGAATGGAATTAAAGGAAGACCTCATGAAGTAAAATTTAAAAATATAAATATGCACGAATATGTTTCATTTGTAGAAGCCCTAGTAAAATTATATGATACTGGAAACTTATCAAGAAAGAGTCTTACTGAAACTTTAGGATTTAATTTCAATCAGGAAATTGATAATAGAGTTGAAGAGATGGAACTGTTTGAAGAGAAAGGATTGCCTTCTTTTAATGAGACACCATTCTCTCCAGGTCCAAGTAATGAACAGAATCAAGAAGAACAACCTAAAGAAATTAAAGAAGAGGAAGTAAAAAATGCATAAATCTATCAAAATTCCATCAAATATGGTACAATATAATAAAGAGGATGATGTTAATCCAGAAATTTTTGAAGCATTAGCCTCGCCTTCTTTAAATCCTGGCGTTAGATGGACTAAATTTATCTTAACAGATAATAAACCAAATGCTAATAATCAGAGAATTCCCACATCAGAATTTGATAATCTAATTAAAACAGGACGCTATATGCCATTAAAAATGGCTGAAGGTGCAATTAAAGAAGGGCATGATGGTGCAAAACCTATAGGTGTAATAACTCATTTACAAAAAGTTAAAGATCAGATTATAGGACTTGCCGCTTTGTGGGAAAGAGAAAGACAAGATGATGTTGACATTGTAAGACTTAGGTATGAAAAACATGAACCTTTGGACTTATCTTGGGAAATAGGCTATAAAGATTCTAAGATAGACGAAGATACTGGCGTAGAGTCATTGTTAGAAACCAGTCTTAATGCAGTAACACTTGTCGGAATTCCTGCTTATGCAGGGAGAACTATTATAACTGCTTTCGCCTCTGAGGACGAAAGTAACGAGGAGGAATTACCTTTGGACGAAAAAGATAAAAAACAACTTGAGGATTCTTTGGCTTTAGCTAATGATAAAATTAAGACCTTAGAAGATACAGTTAAAGCAAAAGAATTAGAAGCATCTAATTTACTTACAGAAGTAGAACAACTTCGTGAATACAAGAAAGTAATTGAAGATGCTAAAGAAAGACTTTCTAAAGCAGAAGCTATTAAAACTAAATTCTCTGAGGCAGGTATCGAAAAAGAAGATGAGTACTTTACGTCTAATATTGATCGCTTGCTAGAAATGGGAGAAGAGGCTCTTGATTTTATGATCCAAGAACTTGTAGGTTTTTCAAAAGCATCAGCAGAAAAGAATTCTGAAGCTTCATTTAATTCATCTATTCCTAGATTTGCTGGAGATGAACTATCTAAAGAAAGTATTGAAGATTTAATTAAATACTTAAAAGAACGAAACACTAAAACCAATGGAGGAAATTAATGGAGATTCGTAACTATCAAGACATAATGGGTACAGTTGCTATTGAGGATATTGTAGAAGGACGTATGGTTCTTCTAACATCTTCTAGTGAGACTCATGATTTTGGAAGTCAGGAAGATTCGCCTGGAATTAAAGTTCCTGCCAATTCTACTGAGGCTGATGAAGCTAAGTACATTTGTGCTTTTGCTGTAGATAATAGGTCACTACCTATTTATCAGCCAACACCTGCTCTTTCATATGCATTACGTGGTGGATTTGACCAAACAGCTAATGTTCCATTTTCTGCAACGGTTTATCTTTCACACCCTGGAAATATGGTTGGACAGACAATTCCATCTGGTGAACCTGCACTAGCTTTTGCTGGTGGCGTGTTTACAGTTCCATCAGGATCATTCATTTATCATGCTAGTTTAGATGCAGGCGCTTTCTTAGTTGCTGCAAATACTGGGGATGATGGTGCTGGTGAAGGTGGAAAATTAAAGTATTCTGCATCAGCAGGTATTGGTAAAGTTATTCAATACAACTCTACCACTAACGAACTAACTTTCAGAATTTTTGACAATTAATCTTTTAGGAGGATTAAAGAATGGATAATAAGAAAAAGATGGAAGAAGCTATTGCATCCCTAATGAAAAGTAATAACAGGGAAGCATTTGCTGAATTACTGGTGGAGTACGTAAAGCCAGAACATATTGCAACAGACTTTGTTAGTATGTTGCTAGATTCTCGTAATCTTAAAGCAGGCGATGCCTTAGTTAAGAAAATGAGAAAAGGTATTGAAGTAAGGACTTTAGTTCCAGGCTCTATCCATTTAGCTAGCGAAATCACTGTATCAGAACGTATGAACTACATTCTAGATGGTGCTGATGTTAAGGTTACTTGGAATGAGTGGGAATTAGAAGCTGGTGATATTGGTACTGTTGAAGAAATGAGAGCTGAGATGTTATTTAAACTCAAAGATTATTTCCAAAACAAAGTCTTCTCTGCATTGACAACTATTTGGACAGCAGGAAATACTCCAGATAACTATGTTAGTGCTGGTGGAGCTATCACCGAAACCCTATTAAAAGATGGTATTGATTATATCAATCAAACGGTTGGTAAAGTTAAAGCTGTCGTAGGTGTTCGAGCTGCTCTTACTCCAATTACTACTTTCGGAGCTTTCTGGAAAGATACTGGTGGAACATATTATCACGGCGTAGATAGTCAATTAGAAGAAGTTATGAAAACTGGTTGGCTCGGTACTTACTATGGTGCTAATATTGTTGCATTAGACCAGCAACACGACAATCCAGAAGACTATAATGCTCTGTTGCCTACTGATAAGATTCTTATCATTGGTGACAAAGTAGGTGAGTTTATTACCTACGATGTTCCTAAGTGGAAGCAATGGACAGATATGGCTCCTACTCCTCCTCAGTATTTCGTAGAACTGTATCAACGCTTTGGTATGATTATTGATAGAGCGGCAGGTATCTATGTAATTGGAGGAATTAGTTAAAGATTTTTTCAAATGTAAGATTGTTGGGGGAGATTAATCTCCCCCAAAATAAAAAGGAAAGGATAATAATTTAATATGAATGATAATACATTTATGTCTCCAGAATATTATGCAGCTATGCAAATTGGTAAACCATTAAAGGTTTATAAAAAAGTTATCTTAGCTAAAGTATTCGTGCAAATTCTTAATCCGTATAGTGGATTACCAGAGGGAACTATTTTACAAGGAATTCCATCTAGAAATGATGAAGGATGCTTCGTACCTATTTGGTCAGCCAAGGAAGATGTTTTCTTTGTTTCTATGAATAAAATTCATATCTTAGATGGAGCTATTAGTGAAGTTCCAGTAGAAGTTTATATGTCTGCTATGTCTTTAGAATCAGACGATAAGAAAATAAACTATGGTTCTTTTACTGAGCAACAGGTAGAAGATATTGTTAACTCAAAATTTATGTCTTTAAGAGCTACTTTAAATAAAGCAGATTCAGAATCATTTATTTATAGATTGTTAGATAAAGCTAAAGAACTGGAAAAGTCAGATGCAATAACTAAAGCTATTACAGCTAGACTTTCAGAAATTCAATCACTTGAGGTTAGTAAGGAATAATAAATGGCTATAGAAACTTCCACCAATCTAGATTATCTTATTCCTTTTCTAAGATTAAAATTAGGAGATATGGATTCAGATAGTTATAGATATGTAGATTCTTGGTTAAGAACTTCTTTGGTAATGTCTGTAAAGACACTTCAAAGATGGTGGAATCATCGCTATCTAGTAGACACTGACTACAATGTATCTAGAAATTCTAATTATACTTTCCTATTCTCCTCACCACCTATAATTCAAAATTCAGATGAAGAGCCTATTTTATTAATGGCATCAATAATCATCAAATCTGGCTCGTTAGAGTCTAATTCGTGGGATGTGGGATCATGGAAAGATAATGAAATTTCTTATTCAAATATTGAAGGAAGTAAGTCAAGAACTAAATCATGGATGCAAGATTGGGAAGAATTAACTATACTGTTAACTCCTCCAGATAAAAGATTAGCTCAAGCTAGAAAGGGAAGTTTACCAGGATTTTTAGAGAATCCATTTGAAACTAAATTAAATTAAAAAAGGAAGGTAGGAGATCATGGAAGAAAAAGGCTATAAGATTTTGGTATGGGGAGATGGTGGAGCACCAACAGGATTTGCAAGAGTAACTCATGAAATAATAAATGGTTTATCTAATAATATAGATGTACATCATTTAGCAATTAACTATAGAGGCGATCCTCATAACGAAAGACAAAAGATGTATCCAGCCTTATTAGGGGGAGATCATATGGGTATAGGTAGGGTACATGACTTTGCTAATATGGATTTTGATCTTGTATTTATTCTTAATGATATTTGGGTAATAAATGAACAATTAAGAAGAATAAAAGAAACATGGAAAAAAATACCGCCAATAGTTGTATACTTTCCAGTAGATGCTACAGGATTTCAACCAGGATGGTTTCAACATTTTGATATAGTTACACAAGCAGTTGTATATACCGAGTTTGGTAAAAGAATAGTTAAAGAAACTATTCCAGAGTTAGATGTGAAGATAATTCCTCATGGAACAAACACAAAAGATTTTTATCATATTGATAAGTATGAAGCAAAGAAAATTAAATATAAACCATTTCCTGAACTTTGGGAAGATTCTTTTATAGTATTAAATGCAAATAGAAATCAACCTAGAAAAAAATTAGAATTATCTATAGAAGGATTTATTTTATTTGCAGAGAATAAACCTAAGAATGTTTTGTACTATCATCATGCAGGATTAAAAGATATAGGTACAGATGTTATTGTCCTAATAAAAAGATTTAATATGCAAGATAGATTAATTATTACTAGTACAGAACAAAGTTTACAAAGAGTTCCTATTAAAGAACTCAATATGATATATAATGCTACAGATGTAGGCATAAATACATCACTAGGAGAAGGATGGGGACTTACTAATACAGAACATGCAGTTACTGGAGCAGTACAGGTAGTACCTGATCACTCAGCATGTGCTGAATTATTTGAAGATTGTGGATTATTAATACCAACAGCAATGAATCACACATATTTAAATACTATGACTATTGGTAGATTAGTAAGACCAGAGGATGTAGCAGCTCAATTAGATAGATTATATCATGAAGATGGGTTACTAGAAAACTTAAGCTCTAAATGTCAAATGAAATTTTCTCAGTATGAGTACTCATGGGAGTTTGTAGCTAATAAGTTTAATGAATTATTTAACGAGATAGTATGGCAATAACTTTTCCTACTAATACAGAAGAAACTATAGATGCAATAAGAGGAGTTATAGGAAGAGATGTAACATTCTACTTAGTAGATTATACTACATGTTCTTCTTGTTCTTTAGATACTCTTACAAATACATCTACAGATTCTTTCTGTCCTACTTGTTCAGGAGTATATTATATTCCTGTACCTTCTGGAGTAACTATAAGTGGTCATGTTACTTGGGGGAATACAGATCAATTAATGTGGGCTCCTGGTGGACAAGTATTTGATGGAGATTGTAGGATACAAATAAAATATACATTGAATAATCTTGATACAGTTAAGAACTGTGAATATGTTGAAGCCGATAACATTAGGCTAAGGGTGGACAAACATATTCTAAGGGGGGTAAAAGATTTAAATAGGATTATTATATTGTTAAGTGAGGAGGAACGGGAAAATGGGAATTGATAAAGAACGTGGTGTGGTTGTACAGGGAATGGATATTCTAGATGTACTAAAATTTAACATAAGGAAGAATAAAAGATTTCAAGCTGAATTTCTACAGGAAGCTGAAAAAATTCTACCTAAAGACTCACAAGAATTTAAAGCTATTAGAAAAGTTTATCTAGATATTTCTAATGAATTTATGCGTTCAACTTTTAGATCAGTATTTGGAGACATTGAATATCTTTTATCAAAGTATGATTAATGAAAGAAATACTTGATTATTTAAAAGAAGCTAAAGACACTACTAATATTATTTTAAAGGAAATAGAGAATCTTAATAAAAGTGCAAATATATTATATAATGCTATTTATAATGCAAGAGAGGCACTTGAAAATCCAAAAGATTCTAGAGAATTTAGATATAAAATAAAGAATTCTGTTTATGAAAGTGCTGCTGATCTTTTATGGGAGAAAGTAGAACCAATTTTAATAGCTTCAGTTGAATTTGATTCTTTAAAATTTTCAGAGCCTTTAAAAGAATGTATATATAAATCTTATACGTACGACGTAGAAAAAAAGACTGATGATGAATTTAATTTAAAAATTCGTTTAGATAGATCAGCAGGAACAATTGCTGATTATGCTGATGGTATAACATATGCGAGAGAGGTTTTAGGAATAGGCAAAGGAAATCCAATATCAGCTTCTGCTCTTTGGGGACTTATATTCTCTGCGGGCAAACTAGAAAAAACTGTTCTAAAGAAAGTTGGTAAAGGTAAGAAAGCTAAAACTATTGATGTAACTGAAAAATATAAAAATCAGTACAATAGAACCATGGTTTTGAGGATGAAAGGTTTTGGTGGAGAAGCTCCTTGGTGGAATATGTTAGAACAAGGAACAGGAATAGAACTAACATCCTCTAGAGGAGGATATCCAACCCCTTCATATGGAGCAAATAATTTTATACATGAAACAGAAAAAAAAATAAGTGAAGGTATAAAAGGAAAACTAGCTACATACTTAGAAGAATTTTTAAATGAACTACGAAATGATATAAATAGAAATTATAAAGCTATAGTTCAAATTAAAATACAAATTAAAGATTTAGAAGAGGTTACGCCAGAAGATTTTAAAGTTACAGTAGAACGAATAAGGATACATCTTTTAAACTATTATAGTGATCAAAGAATTAGTTTAATAAATAAAGAAAAATTAGAAGACCTTATTTCTAGAGTTATAAGGGGAGATTGGATACCTGATAGAATAGATTTAGGTTCTAGAACTGCTGGAGCACCTAGAATTAGAACCCTTAATATTGTAAAAGAAATTAAAAGACTTTTAAAAGAAATGGATGAATTAATAGGATAATGGAATTACAAAGAAATCAAGACACTTCATTAATATACTGGATACAGAATTTACTAGTAGACAGTTCATTTATTAAAGTTGTAAGTGAATATACAGCAGAAGAATTAACAGTTCCTTCTGTTGTTATAGAAACAGGAAATACCACAGGAAAATCTTTTGAACTGGGCAATCCAATGGTATTATTAGATAGAGCATATATGTTAACCGTGTATGCTAAAAATATAACTCAAAGAAATGATTATGCCTATAAAATCTTCAATGAGTTAACACAAGCACGTATCCCTGTATATGATTACTCGGACGGTGTTGATGATCCTGAAAGATTAGGAACATTGCTGTTTGATGAAGGTAGAATAAAGCCAGCGGTTGTTGTGCCAGAATTGGTCACAGAAATGTATTACAGGTCTATCATATTCTATACAGCTATTTATGATTATAACAATTAGGAGGATTTATATATGGGTAGATTAGCAGTTCCCTCAAAAGAAATTGCTCTTAGGATAGTAGGTCCTAGAGACTCTTTCTTCGCTTCACGTATTCAGAGAGTGAACTTAGGTACAGATTATCCTACAACTGATGTAGATGAATTGGGGAATCCTTTACACGCAGGTACGACTAAAGATGCACCTAACATTACTTTCACATTTTCAGCTTTTGATGTAAGCATTAAAATCTTTTCTGCACTTACTGGTACTGATGCTACGACATATCCAGGTGCAGGAGTTGATATTTCCGAATTAGGAGATATTGATGCGATTTTATATATCAAAGACGCAGACGTAGCAGACTATGTAAGATCAGTTCATGTTAAACGATTAAGAATTAGAGACTTTGCTTTCAGCTATTCAGTAGAAGGAGAGTCTACCGAAGACTATACTGCTATTGGTTCTAAGCGTAGAAACTTTAAGAATGATGTAATAGTAGATAAATTTACTACTGGAACAACTACTTTTACTTTATCAGAAACTCCAATTCAATTGAAGGACGGTAATTATGTTCTATCTGTTGTACTGGATGGAAAATATCTAACAGAGTCTACAGGGGTATTAGTAACAGGGGAATACTCATATGCTACTGGAGATATAACAACCTTTGATACTAGAGTAACACAATGTTTAGTTGTTTATCATGCAAGTCCAGCAGGAACTAATTGGTCTGATATTTCAGATTCAACTATTCCAGCAGCAATTCGTGGTAGAGATGTTAAAGTTGAGATTGGTGCAAATGGAATTGACAGAGTTCAGTCTGTTACTATTAATGGTAACATGCAACCTGACCCTGTTAGGGAAATGGGTAATCGAGAAATCGTTGGCTATCAGTCACAAGTACCTACTGTAGAAGGTCAAATTTCTGTATTAGATACTGATATAAGATTGATTGCTTTGTTAACTACAGGCGATCCTGATTCTACT